TAGCCTTTTGGCGCTATCCACTCTTTACTTCTTTTATATAAAAATATTTGATCGTGATTTATAAAATAAGTATATTCGTTAAAATAACTCCTGCTATTTCTTTCGACACCCTTAACGTCATGCCATCTTCTAAAAACGTTATGATGTACAACGACAGTGTCTCCAGCTTGTATTTCAGTATGTCCCGCTATAGGCGTAGATATAACAGTTGCCTCTCTGTTTACGTATTGATGGTTAAATATTTCAGTGTTAAGTATCAACTCTGAATCACCAACTTTTTTAGTATTGTTATATCTATTTCCTTTAGGCGTTACAACAAAGTTGTGAACGCTTTTCATTAGTACTCTAGGTTATATTCTATAGAAACAGCCATGTTTTTATTAAAGTCTTTCCAAGGTAAAACATCTTTATTCTTTTTAATATATATAGAAAATTTATCGTCTTCTTCTATAATATTACAAATAGTATGACCACCATACACTTCTTGTCCTACAGCGTAGTGCATAGCGTCATTTTTATAATCTTTACCTACAGAAATTTTACGAATTAACTTCGCCATTTTCTTTTGGATAATTTATAGTACCATCTTGTATGTTGATATCAGCTGTACCGTATTCTTTTTCAAAATCATTTCTAATTTCACCTATTTTTTCTTGTAACATAGAAACTTGGTGTAACATAGAGTGTTTTTTTGTTTCCATTTGACCCAACTCCATTTGGGTTCTATTTATACCATTAACAACGTCTTGAACATTTTTTAACTGCTCGTCAGTTATTTTTTCTGCTTTTTGTTTTAAATCTACTATTTTTTCCTTTTTCTTTGTTTTTGCCATTTTATTTAATTTAAGTTAATTATTATTTTAAAGCGCTACAAACGCTTGGTTTCCATTCATATCACCACCGTTACGCATATAATCTGCATAGTTATGATTAAAAGGATAATATACGCCTGGTGCTGCTACCGCAGCTGTAGAACTAGTTCTTACATCGTAAAAATTTCCAGAGTTATATAGCTCTGCTATGTTTGACGCTGATAAAGCAGAGTTATATATTACTAAATCTCTAAACTTCATAGGGGTTAATAAATCTGTCCCGTTTTCAATAGCATCTGTATGTTCTCCTAATATCATACCGTCTACTTCGGCTTCTTGAATATCTGGATCGTTACTAGAAACATCTATATTAGCATTGATATCTTGACCGTTCCAATATATATCTGGATCAGCAGTTCCAGAACCTCTAGTGATAGCTATATGACAAAACCCTTCGCTGTTAACATTACCTTTGTTATCTTTATCCCAAAGACTAGCAGCACCACTAGTACCAAGGCCACATATAGAATTAACATCAGATAATGCTCTTTCATTTATATTGTGACCACCGTCACCTTGTACTCTAGCTCTAAGTCTACCTCTTAAACTACTACCTGATCTAACTAGGTAAACAACTTGAACAAATTGATTGAACTCTGTTGTTTTACCTAAAGAAAATAAAACTACATCAGAAGTTCTAGTACCTGTTAATACGCTGTTAGCTGTTCCGTCTCTAGTACCTATTTCCCAAAGTGGTGAAACCCAAAAAGCTACAGTAATGTTTTCTCCAAGATCATCAGTTGCGCCAGCGGAAGCGGCTTCAACTATTTTTGAAATGTGAGTTGCTGTTACATAATTACTAGTAGCTGTAGTAGAATTGTCTAATTGTAAACAATGAGTTGCGGCCCATTTGTAGCGATTAGCATCAGGTTTTTGAGATGCTAAACCAGAAGAAATACCAGTTATCATTAGTCTCCGAAATAACAGATTATACCACCATCAGAATCAGCTTCTGGAGTAACACTTGTCCATCTACCAAATATAGTAGAGCCACCAGGAAATTTAGCGCCTGAAAGTTGCAAACCACCATCACCGTGATCTGTAGCGTTACTACCGGCGTTATCTTGCTCGTGAGCTTTTTGTGCTGTATTAAAATACATTTCAGGGTCTTCAGCTACTAAAGCTGTAGGTGTATTATCAGCTATAAAAAATATAGCTATTATAACTTTTCCACTTGGAGGTGTTACTGCGGTAGCTGTGTCGCAGTATGCGCTTCCTAGCTGTCCAAATTGATAAGCTACTTCTGTTGAATTTATTCCCATAATTTTATTTTTTTACTTTTTCTAGTGATCTACCGCCAAAATAAGCACCGATCACGGTTATTAATACTAATTGAAGTAAATCAACCCATGATGATTTAACTTCGAAATTTAATGCACCTGCATCTATAAATATTAATAGCATGGTGCATACTATTAAAAATATTAGTACTAGCGGCCTAACATTTTTACTAAGCCAAGAGTCTGATTTTAAATCTACTTGCCAACGCGCTGTAATGTTCTTTTCCATTTCAACTTGATAGTTAGCAATTAATTCTTTTATTTTTCTTTCTGCTTCTAGTTTTTCTTCAGCAGAAGTATGTAAGTTGTCTACAACACCGCCTATACCTTTTACAAGATCTGCAGCGCCACCTGAAAATATTTTTCCTAACATATAGTTTATTTTTTTATTTTTTCAAATGCACTAATACCAAAACATCCTAATGTTACCATTACAAACGAATTGTATATTGTATCGTTAATTTCTAATTCTCCACCTCCTACATATCCCATGTATATAACGGCGGTGCCTAAATCTATAATGGCGAATAATACCATTACAGCAAATGATATAAAACCAACTACATTCTTTTCGTTGATATCGTTTTTATCTTTAAATAATTTCCACATACTATACCGCTGTTTCTGATCCGTTGTTAGCATCATCTTCCCAAGGAAACCCATGATCACCCGCTTCTTTCCATTTACCATCAACCTTAATCATATCTTTGCCATTTATTGTTTCTCTTGGAAAAACCTTACCATTATAAGTTACGCTATTGTCATCATAAGTTAGTTTGCCAATTCTCATATCTGTAGCGTGTCTCATTTCGTGGTTTATAACCTGTCTATCTTCGTAACTACCAGGTATTATATTTTCATTTACATATATAGTACCATCCATATTAGCTTCACCCATAACGCCTTCTTCTAGTGGCACTCTTATAACAGGTGTACCAGGTACAGAGCCTATATCTCCAGCTTGCTTACCAAAACGCATTTTGTTTTTGATAATACCACCAACAGCATAATTACCTCTTTCTTTACCTAGTTTAAATCCCATTATCTATCTTTATCTTTTATCATATCATCTATAGCTTTATTATAAACTTTATCTGTATATGATTTGTTATTGTAAAAAATACTTCTTTCTGACGTAGGTAAATCTTCTTCACCTAAAAGTATTCTGTATATTCTACTTATCATTTGTGAACATTTAAAAGATGTTTTAAATACTGAGTACATTATAGTAGTTCTATTACGATGTCTCCAAGTATCTATCCAACCATCTTTTCTTAACCTGTCCCATCTTGTTTTATCCCATGAATAAGTGTAAACTCCATCGATAAAATCTTTCCGTGTAAATCTTCCTTTACAATCTAAATAAATTAATAATTCTAAATCCGCATCTTTTAACCCGTAAGTTTTACAGACCCACTTTCTAGTGAGCCTGTAATACTTAAGGATATTCATTTCACGCAGATCCTGCGCGGTTAGTCTCAACAGTTAACTATTAAGAGTTAGCTGCTGCAACTGAAATTGCCCCGCAATCAACAATACCACTGTGAATAGTTACTGCTGCTTTAGTAGCATTGTTGCCTTCTATAGAAGAAGCTCCTACTGAAGTAGTAGCATCGTCACAAACAACTATATAGCCATCTTGATAAGCAGTTCCTGTAGCATTAATTGCATCTACAATTGCTTGCATTACATTAAAGCTTTGCCCCGCTGTAATATTTAACAATACGCTATCAGATTTAACAACTTCGTTGTCACCTGCTGTTTGTATATTATTAATACTTTCAAAGAATATAGTTAATTCGTCTGCTGCTGTACCTGCTGAACCAGAATTACTAGGATAAAATCCAGTAATCTTGCTAACCGGTACTAATACTGAGTCGGCCGTGATAGCATCATCATCGTCCTCATCAGCTACTGTTCTAAAGTATAAATACTTTTCCATTGCTGTTCCCATAATTTTTTACGTTTTTAAGTTAATGATTAATACTATGCGTTAGCCGCTGCTACCACAATACTGTCTGCTGCCATACCTGTTAATGAAGGATGTACAGATTTTGCTGCTATCGTTGATCCAGCTACGTTAGTTGTAACATCATCAGCTATAACTATCAAGCCATTTGAGTGTGGTGATTTAGCACCATAAACAGCTTGAACAATAGCTTTCATAACGTCTTCAAGATCACCTTCTGTAACAGTACATAATACGTGATCTGCAACAACTACTTCTGCAGCAGTGTTAGCCGCACCCATTCCAACGCCACCACCATTGATAACACTATCAAACATTATCTTAATAGTAGTAGCGCTTCCTGGTACTATACCTCTAACTCTGTCGGCTGGAACCATTAATGACGTTCTGAAAGTAGCTCCAGATGCTGAAGCATCAGTACCATCATCGTTGTCTTCGTCAGCAACATTTCTAAAATACAAATATTTTCTCATTTTAGTTTTGTTTTTGTTAATTAATAATTTGTTTTATGTTTTAAGTTTAAGGTTTTGGGTTTCTGGTTTAGGCTTAATCCACTAGAACAACGTCACCATCACGAATAACTCTATAAAGAGTATCTTTCCATGAAATGTCGTGTCCAGCATGTTTATCGTAATATATCATGTCACCATCTTTTAATCCTTCAACTAAATTACCACACGATATTATTTTAGCTTTTAAGTACCTATTGTCAACATC